CTAATGTATTTGCTTCTTATGAAATTTGTTACGGAAACCGTATTTCCGATACTACAGATCTTATTTCTAGTGGATTTAAGATTACAGGGGAAGATGTAAGCAATACATATTACTTTGAGAAATATGGAACCAATGGATTATCAATTTTTAGAATCTCTGGTGGTGAAAAACTGTATTATTCCAAAAATGCAGGCACAATTGACTATGAGAAGGGTGAAATAAATATTAATGCTATCAATATTAATTCTGTAGTAGGTGACCTTGAATCTATTTCATTTTCGGTTGTGCCAAAATCAAATGATATCGTAGCGTTGCGCGATCTTTACATTTCTATTAAACCAGAAGATGTAAAAGTGACCACAATTCTTGATACTATTTCATCTGCTAATAGAACATCAGGCGTAGGACAAATTCCAGTATCTAGTTAAAATATGTTTAACGATCTAAAAGTATCGAGTTCCATTGAAGGGCAAGTATCGCAATACTATGCCCAGGAATATCCAACATTTGTATCTTTTCTTAAAGATTACTATGCGTTCTTAGAAACGAATGGTAATCCTCTGGATATTTTAGGAAATCTAAATGAGTTAATTAATATTGATACATTTACATCTGTAACTCCTTTTGCAATCCTTTCAGAGGATATTACAGAAAGTGATGATGAAATTACTGTGTTTGGAGATGTAAGTTTTCCTCCAAATGACGGATTATTGAAAATTGACGATGAAGTTATTTTATATAAGAAGCGTTTAGTAAGAACTGTTGGTACGCAGAAGTTTACAGTTTTTAGTAATTGTACTAGAGGTTATGCGTATAATGATCTAACTGTAGAAGGCAAGCTAACTGCAAATGTTCCTACAGTAGCAGATTCTCACACTTCAGGGGTAAGAGTATATAATCAATCGTTTACATATATTCTTTATGTTTTAGAAAAAATTAGAGAGCAGTATCTCATTGATTTTCCTAAGCAAGTTCTTGAGGATAATCTTGAAATAATTAACATTGATACTGTTATTACAAGAATTAGAGATTTTTACCTTGCTAAAGGTACACCAAAGGCAATTTCTTTTTACTTCCAGTTTTTATATCAAGAAACTGCTGATATTGTAAATTATAGAGATCTGTTAATGGCATCTTCGGATGCTACTTATCAGAACAAGCAAATTGTAAGGGTAGAAACTTTAGATAATTATCCATTAGGACAATTAGCAGAAAATGGCGCTATCTTAGTACAAGGTACAAATGAGTTTCCAGTACAAACTGTAGAAAACGTATTTTCATTTTCCAGTCAAGTATTTGAAATTGAAATCTCGAATGGAAAGAATTTACATCCAACATATTTTACAAAAGTAACTACTCAATTTCGTGTAGTTGGTGATACAGCATATGTTTATGTTGATTCTACTTATAAATTTGAGAATGAAGGTAATTTGAGAATTGGAGAAAAAATTTATACTTATTATGATAAAGAATTCAATTACTTTATGTTGAGGGTTTCTGATAACCCCACTTTAATAATTAATACCGATGACTATGTTTATGATGTTGCTTCTTTAGCAAGGGTTAAGGAAAGAAGATCTGATATTATTGAAGGATCATATTTTATCATCTATGCTGGTGTTAGTGATTTTGAAATCCTCAAAAATACCACATATTACCAAGAAGGTGATTTGGGATTTGTTACTAATTTAATTGATGAGGGTAATTTACTAGTTACATCTTGGACATTTAATGATAGAGCTCCAATCTCTTTGAACCAAGATATTGTTTCAGGTGTTACTCAAGTATATACTGATAGTGAAGCAGCTTATATTTACACGTCTGGTATTCCATATTATGACATCAATCCTAATGGAACTTACTTAGAAGATAATAATATTGATATTAGAGACGCTAGATTATTTAAAAAGATTCCTAAAGTATTTGAAAAAGCAGTAGACACTCTTCAAGAACCAACACCTGCAAACAATGTTGTGGGTATTCTTAGAGATGGGACTTTTATTCACAATTGGAAGAGTGAAGAACGTATTATTAGGGGTGGAGTAGACGCCATCACTATTGTCAATAATGGTGATGATTTTGCAATCGATAGTCCACCTCAATTAAGAATTGAAAGTCCTTTTATTGATGCAATTGGTAATATTACTGTCAATTCTTCAACTACAATTGCAAGTGAGGCAAATCAAACTTATACTGTAAGTGGATTTTCAACATCTGGATCTGGTGCAAGATTTACAGTAGTTAGAAACACCTCTGGGTCTGTACAATCAGTAACTGTTGTAGATTCTTTACCAGGCAATAATTATACAGTAGGGGTGTCCATTATCATTGATGGATCTAGTGTAGGTGGCGTAACTGAAGATGATGATATTACCCTAACAGTAGATGATGTTTGGTCTGGAGTTCAAGCTGAAGCAGAGATGGTTATCAGCGGACAAGTTAAAGAAGTTTATATCAAAGATAGTGGTACGGGGTATCCAACAAATACAACTGCAATAAACGTTGTTAGAGATCCAACAGATACTGTTTTTAGTGGGGAAAATTTTAGAGATGCTGTTTTAAGACCAATCGTTGTTGATGGTAAAATTACCAAGGTAAGAATTTTAGATCCAGGAACTGGATACACAAAACAACCCACTGTTGTTGTTACTCCTGTAATTAATGTTGACTTTAGGGCAGATATTGAACTTCAAGTTGGAGGACCAGTATCTAATATTACAATTACAAACAATGGTCAAAATTATAGATCAAATCCTTCTATTGAAGTAGTTAAAGGATCTGGTGCTTCTGGTATTTTAACCATTGATAATGGAAGAATTACTAGTGCTTCTGTCGTTACAGGTGGATCTGAGTATAACTCTCGTCCTATTGTAAGAGTTATTGATACTTCAGATACACCTGGATTTGGTGCTATTCTTATTGCAGATTGGAACTCTGTTAGTAAGCAAGTAGAGGGTATTGATATTTTAAACGCTGGTCTTGGATACAATGAAACTACTACAATTATTGAAATTTTTGAACCAGGTGAAAATTTATTAATCAATAGTTCTGTAAAGTTTTACACCAAAGTAAATAACACAAATCCAAATCTCACCACTCTTATTAGAGGAGATACTGGAGCATTTTACACGGATCCGACTGGCATTCTTACTGATGATGATGGCAATCAAACTTTCTTAAGAAAATATTCAATCTTAGGTGCTCCTTTAAAATTACAAATTAGAAATCCAGTTACGAAACAGAGAGAAACTGTAAATCTCCAAAATGCTTCAGTTCATTCTCCCCTGATTGGATGGGCATTAGATGGTGCTCCAATTTATGGTCCTTTTGGATATTCTAATCCATCAGATCCTCAATCTGACATTAGTGCTATGAGGTCTGGATATAAATTGAAAGCTTTTGTTGATATGGAGTATGAAAGAAGATCTAATAGAAGTTTGGGTGGGTTGAGGACTGATTATGCTCGTGGAGAATTTGAGCAAGATTATGTATGGACTTCTAGAAATGCAGATTTAGATGAAAACAATGGTAGATTCTGCGTAACTCCTGACTATCCTCAAGGTGTATATGCGTATTTCTTAACAGCAGAAGCAAATCAACCAGCGAATGGATTTCCATATTATATCGGGACTAAATTTGCTGGTAAAATTTTTAAAGATTTTAATAATCAACAATTCGTTAATATTGAAAATATTCCAAATTTAAGAAGATATTTAGATTTTGATGCTACTATTGCACCAAAACCAATTGACCCTGGATTCTTCCAAGTAGAATCTATTCCAACTTCAACAGAAGCATCTTTAGATTTTGTTGATATTATTACTCCTGGATCTGGATACAAATTTGGAGATGTTGTAGTTTTTGATAATGAAGGAACAGGTGGTTCTGACGCTACAGGTTTTGTAAGCGTGCTTAAAGGACAACCAATTTCTACAGTAACAAAAGCAACTTATGATTACCTAGAGTACACTAATGATTTTGGATCTTTTGATGTAGATGATAATATTTCAAGTTCTGCAGGATTTTTAGCAAAAATTTATTCAATTGACACCACCAATCGAAGAATGTATTTGACCAATGCAGATGGTCAAACTGAGATTATTGGAGATCTGCCCAATGCCAATACTAGAGATACAGTTTATAATACTACTTTGACAGTTGATACTCAATCAGTTTCAGAATTAGTAGGTCCAGATATTGGCACAAATGTAGTTAGTGCTCAACAAAAATATGCTTTGTTAAATGAAGTAGATGGAATTTCTACAGTAACAACTACATTCTTAATCGATAATTTTAACAATTCTACTATTGCTGATTTTACTCCTTCTTCTGGGAATCCAGTTTATATCAAAATTGGATCTGAAATTATGAAGGTGGTTTCTACTCAAGGAACAAATAGATTAATTGTATCTAGAGGAATCAATACAGTAGCAACTCCTCATATTAATAATGTAAATGTAATTATTTTAACTTCTATTCCAATTTACGATAGTTCAAAATACTCAATTGGAGATTATATTGAGATTGGTAATGAAAGAATGAAGATTGTTGATGTGCTTATTGAAAAAAATGTCAATAATCAAGTAGTTGCTGTAAAAATTGATGACACCACAGGAACTCAAGGTGGAATTCAGTATTATCTCTATTTTAATGGGGAAATTCAAAATAATGCAGGATCTACATCTTCTGTAATTACACTTGATGCTAACGGTGATATTACCGACATTGAGTTTACTCCAACTGCGACAAATTACATCACAAATCCAGAAGTATATTTATCCACTAGTAGTACAAACCCAACAAATGAAGATTTTCCACCAAACATTGTATCCAATGTAACCCTGACAGCAACTACTTACAATCATACTTTAATTGTTGAGAGAGCAGCACTGGGAACTGTTCTTGCAGATCATCAACCCAGAACTGATGTTGAAAGATTGTTCTTTAGCACTGCAGAAGTAACCAAATATGAAGAAGATAGAATTGTTTCTAAAATTAGTGCATCAAATAATGGATTAGTCCTTGGTGATTTTGTATCTGTTACTGCATCTACTGGAAACACTGAAACTTTCCAAGTATATCAACCTCAAAATGCTGGATTGACATTACAATCTGGAGTATTATTTAATTCTGAATATGCTAATGGTCTTACCTTATATGAAGGTTCAATTTATGAATTTGAACTGTCTTATAGTTCAGGAACTTACCAAAACGTTGAAGTTAAATTCTTTACTCCTGGGACAACTACTAGAAGGGAATATTTTGACATTACCATTGAAAAAGAATTTGGTGCATCTGGAAATGAACAAGGTAAACTTACTAAATTTACTTTAAAACCAGATGATGCTGATTTGACCAAATTAAATATGGAAATTAGGAATGTTGGAAATGATGCAGTAACAACAATTCCTTTAACCATCATTGCAGAACCAATTAATGGTTCTTATGACGTAATCAATTCTTCATCTACATTCTTTGAAGTTTACAATGAAAATGATCCTGATCCAGAGGATGAACTTCTTACTCAATACAATCAAAATAAGATTTCATATACAACAACATCAAAAACTGCATCTGGACCTATTTCTAGGGTTACCTTAACTAACAATGGTGTAAATTACCAACAGGTTCCAGAAATTTCTTCAATTATTACGCAAAATGGAGAGGGTGCTATTTTAGAGGCGGTTTCTTCGAAAATTGGTACAATTGCTTCAGTAAAAGCAATTAATTCTGGATATGGATACAGTCCTGATCCAACACAAAAACCAACACTGATTTTCCCAGTAATTGCAAAATTAAAAAATAATTTTACAGTAGAATCTGTTACTGTAAATGATCCTGGGGAAGGATATCTTTTCCAGCCAAGAATGAAAGTTACAGGAGGAGGTCTTACTAACGATAGTCCAAATCATGCTCAATTTACTGCAAATGTAAGTTCTAGAACTATCTCAAGTGTTGATGTAATTTCTCCAGGATCAAAATACAATTCTGCACCTGTAGTAACAGCAGAAAAATACTATTACATTAGTTTCATTTCTGGAACTGATATTAACTTTAATATTAACTTTAAACAATATTTCCAAGAGAATGATCCCTTTAGAATTAGAGCTTATTACTACGCAAATTCTACAGATGAAGCAAACAATGTTTTCAGTTACGTTGAAAGTAATACTTTCTATGCATTCTTAGGTAATGTTTCACTTAAAGCAAGAGCACAAGGTAGTAACGTTAATTTAGAACCATTAGATCAAACCTATTGGAATGATGACATTACTAATATTATTGCAACTCCAGCAAGCGGATTGTATTTTGAAGCAGTAAATTTTGCACGGAATGCACAGTTTACTGCAATTATTCAAAAATCTCCATTCTCAGAAGGAGAAAAGGTTAATATTAGTAGAGTTATTGGTAATAGTACTGTTACTATTGGAACTGGAGAAATTTCAACCATCAATGGATGGCAAGAAAATAATTCTATTTTGAGAATTAATGGTATTACTACTAAACTTCAGGCAAATGATGAAATTATTGGTTTAAACACGTTAGCATTGGGACTTGTTGATGAAATTTTCTCTGTAGAAACTTCAGCAAGATTAGATGCTATTGTCCAAACTCCAAAACAGTTTTTAGATGAAAAATCTTTTCTTGGATCAAATGCATTAAAAGTTCAAGATAGCAATCGCTACCAAAAATTTGCATACCAAGTTGGAGTTCAGACCCCATTTGTAGAGTGGAGAGAAAATTATGAAAACGCTTTACATCCTGCAGGGTACAAAGTTTTCTCTAGAACAGAAGTTGTAAGTCCTTCCTTAGGTGGAATATCTAAGTTAGATAGAACAATTGCTAATGTAGGCACCACATCTGCTGAATTAGCACAATTGAGAAGAAAATATAATTTCTTAGTTACTAAAAATGAACCAAATAGATTTGATTCTGCTATTGTTGAAAACAAATTATTAACAGACGTTTTAAATATTAAAACTTCTATTGTTGGTGTATTTGAAGATATTTCTGATCAATTTGATGGAGTAAAAACTTTATTTGAATTAAAAGTTATTGATCCAGTAGCACCCGTTTTAAATGGAGTTCCAAACTACATTGTTGATTATGAAGTTGACCAAATGGTTGTTCTTTTGGATAATATTGTTCAAACATATGGAACTTCATGGGAAGTTATTGATGCTGATAAAGTTATTTCTTTCACAGCACAACAAAGTGCTGCTGAACCAATGCCAGATGGAGAAATCCTGTCTTATCGTCAGTTTAATGAGGCAAATGCAATTTATACTATGAACCAAACTACTGTTACAACGACTAGTGAATTTGCACTTAATCAACCAGATGGTAGTGTTTGGCCAGCAGGAGTATTTTCTACTATTGATAACGATGAGTACTTAGTATTTGTTGATGGTGTTATTCAAAGAAATGAAAACTTTAGTATTGATGCTGGTGGGGGATCTCCAACAATTACGTTTACCGACGACGATGTATCAAATACTCCTATTGATCTTCCAATTGGAACCCAAATTTCTGTAAGACAATCTACAGCATTCCTGAAGAATGAATTCTACACTGGAAGCGGTGGAGTGTTTACTCCAGGTAATGTGACAGCAGGCACTCCTGTAACATTAACTAATAAACCAACGACTCCAGTATCAAAACATGATTACTTTGTATTTGTAGATGGTATTTTAATTTCACCTGAAGATTATGGTGTTGATGTAAATAAAGATCTTGTATTTGATTATGGATTTAATTATGATGTACTAATTGTTATCATTGATTCT